GGTTTAGCATACTCGAACTAAGTTCTAAATAATTAAACCAACTAAATAAATAATAATCTTTTTTTAAAATCTTTTCAAATAAATTATTAATAATTTACCAAATTATTTAATAACATACATACAGTCATTGGTTCTGAACCCCATAATGCACCGTCAATACCTAATTCTATACATAACTAACGAATCTTGTCTATCACCTACATTTATTATGGATAGATCACAGATGAATTATTTAATTTATTTTTAATATTTTTTTTTTCTTTTTTTTCATTATTTTTAAAGTTAAATTTAGTTTAAATTATTATTTCATTTTAGATATTTGTTAATTAATTAATTAATTAATTAATTTCTCCAAAATTTTTTTCTATGTTATATTATAAAAACAAATGGGAGGAGGATTAATGCAATTAGTAGCTTATGGCGCACAAGACATCTATCTTACTGGCAACCCGCAGATTACTTTCTTTAAAGTCGTCTATCGCAGACACACTAACTTCTCTATGGAGGCTATTGAACAAACCTGGAATGGTAACGAACTAACCAAAGGACGGTGTACTGCTACTATTTCAAGAAATGGTGATTTAGTACACAGAATGTATTTTGAGTTAATGGGGGAGACCGGCGATACAAAGAATCCGGGAATTGAATGTATTACGGATGTTGAAATTGAAATTGGTGGTCAAAAAATTGATAAACATACTGGACAATGGATGGAAGTATGGTCGGAATTAACTGAACCGAACCCATCTGGACACTGCGGTGAGAGTTCTGGCAAGGCCGCCACACCACTATCTTCAGGAACTAATTTCCAAAATATGTCGGGCATGGGGGGGGTCCTCGCGATCAGCGAGGGCCAAACCACCACCAAATATTTCGTACCACTTCAATTTTGGTTTTGTCGTAACCCTGGTCTGGCATTACCTTTAATTGCTCTTCAATATCATGAGGTGAAAATAATTCTGAATCAAAATTTTGGGAGTGCTGAAACCTTACAGTTCACCGCGTCCAGCAATAAATTATGGGCTGATTATATCTATCTCGACACTGATGAACGCCGCCGCTTCGCTCAAGTCTCCCACGAATATTTAATTGAACAAGTACAAGAACAAAGTTTGGAGACGGGCGGCGACTCTACTTCTGATTTAAATTTCAATCATCCAGTCAAAGAACTAATTTGGTGTGTAGGGACCTCGCCGGGTCGGGCGGCCACGACCACCATACAATCCACGCTGCCCTCCACAGGCACTTATCAACTTAAATTAAACGGACACGATCGTTTTGCTGCCCGAAATTGGAAATATTTCACCAGAACACAGGTATGGCAACATCATTCTGGTGCAGGGGGTTTATCGGCCGCCGCGGTCGGAGGCGGTAATTTTAGTGATGGTATCGGAGTATACTCATTCGCCCTCAAACCTGAAGAGCATCAGCCGTCTGGTACCTGTAATTTCTCCAGGATCGATAATGCTCAATTTATTGCTGCCGGCGCCGGAAGCAATGGAGCGCTCAAGATGTTTGCCGTCAACTACAACGTTCTCCGTATCATGTCTGGTATGGGTGGTTTAGCATACAGCAACTAAATTGTTGACAAAATTTTAAATAAATTGATAATCTAATCAATTTTTATAAATCTTAAATAATTAATATTTTTTTTCTAAATATTATAGTTATTTTTTAAAAGAAATTAATTAATTTAATTAATTAATTTCTTTAAAATTTTTTTCTATGTTATAGTATAAAAACAAATGGGAGGAGGATTAATGCAATTAGTAGCTTATGGCGCACAAGACATCTACCTTACTGGTAACCCGCAAATTACTTTCTTTAAAGTCGTCTACCGCAGACACACTAACTTCTCGATGGAAGCTATTGAACAAACCTGGAATGGGGAAGAGAAAGGGGTCACAGCAGCCCGTTGTACTGCAACTATTTCTCGCAATGGTGATTTAGTTCACAGAATGTATTTAGAAATTTTCGGCCGGTCATTTGCAGCGGAGAATTTCAATTCTATAGCTATAACTGATATTGAATTAGAAATTGGCGGTCAAAAAATCGATAAACACACTGGAGAATGGATGAATGTATGGGCACATTTAACAGAACCTAATCCAACGGGTCACGTTGGTGTAGTCGATAGCGACGGGACCCAGGAAGGCACTTTATTTCAAAATATGAGTGGTATGGGGGGGTCGAAAGGTGGCGCTACTGCGGCACATACAACTTTTGTTCCTTTAATGTTTTGGTTCTGTCGTAATCCAGGTCTGGCATTACCTTTAATTGCTCTTCAATATCATGAAGTAAAAGTTATATTTAATCATCTCTTCGATGGCTCCGCCTACACTGCGGACCCAGTCAGTAATAAGTTATGGGCTGATTATATTTATTTAGACACCGATGAAAGACGTAGATTCGCGCAAGTAAGTCATGAATATTTAATTGAACAAGTACAAGAACAGACTTGGGACAAGGCGTCACCCGACCTTAATTTTAACCACCCAGTTAAAGAATTAATATTTACGAAAGGTGCTGTTACTGGTGTATTAGATCCCATCGGGGCAGACGCCTGTACGTACCAACTTAAGTTAAATGGACACGACCGTTTTGCTGCACGCGATTGGAGATATTTCTCAAGAACACAAATATGGCAACATCATTCTGGTGCAGGTGGTTTAACGGCCAAGGCCAATGCAGATGGACAATTTAGTGATGGAATTGGTGTATATTCATTCGCACTTAAACCCGAGGAACACCAACCCTCAGGGACATGCAACTTTTCAAGAATTGATAATGCACAGTTAACTACTGTTGGGGGGACCCCGCACGTAGCCCGTGTATACGCTGTCAACTACAACGTCCTTCGTATCATGAGTGGTATGGGTGGTTTAGCTTACAGTAATTAGATCAACTAAATAATTAATTCAATAACTAAATAATTTTTAATAAATCTTTTTCTAATATTACAGTCATTTTTTAAAAGAAATTAAATAAATAATTTCTTTAAATTTTTTCATAGTCTTTATTTTTTAATTAATTAAATAATTTTGTTTATTTTTTTTTCTATGTTATAGTATAAAAACAAATGGGAGGAGGATTAATGCAATTAGTAGCTTATGGCGCACAAGACATCTATCTTACTGGTAACCCGCAAATTACTTTCTTTAAAGTTGTTTACCGCAGACACACTAACTTCTCTATGGAATCTATTGTTCAGACATTCTCTGGCACTGCTAAATTCGATAGCGAAGTTGTTGCCACTATCTCTAGAAATGGTGATTTAGTTGGCAGAATGTATTTGGAACATACTGGACTTTTTGCGGCGACTGGCGGACAAACAGCGTTAGTTGAATATTATGGACATTCATTAATTAAAGAATGTGAAATTGAAATTGGTGGTCAACGCATTGATAAACATACATCTATGTGGAATCGTGTATATTCTGATTTAACTGAATTTAATCCAAGTGGACATTTTGGGGTCGACGTGAAAACAATGCCAACGAATGGCGACGTGGTTCCGGATGGAGCAGGAACCGGGACATTATATCAATTGATGACTGGAAATGGTTATGGGTTATGTTCAGACGCGAACGGGGGGGGCACCCCAATGAATGGCGTAAACGGAACTGGCGCCACCGTCAATGGGTTCAAGTACACCGACACCGGTGGCGACGGCACGGGTTCCGTTGATATAGGCAGAATATTTTTACCTTTAAATTTTTGGTTTAACCGTAATCCTGGTCTTGCTCTACCTTTAATTGCTCTCCAATATCACGAAGTTAAAGTTAAAATAAATTTTGAATCACTTAATAATTTGGCACGCATGGTCACAAATGCCGGCGGTGAGATTATGTCTGGCACTTTTAAGCCCGCTATTGACCCCGGTTCTGTTTTTAATTTATGGTGCGATTATATCTATCTTGATACAGATGAAAGACGTAGATTTGCTCAAGTATCTCACGAATATTTAATTGAACAATTACAGTATTCAGAGACAACTGTTTCATCTCAAACTCCGTCAATTAACCTCAACTTTAATCACCCTGTTAAAGAATTAATATGGTGTACCCGAAATGAAGGTACGCAAGGTAGATGCATGCCGATTGGGACGGCTGACGATCCAGACGCCGGCGATTGGTCGGCTGGTCCTGTATCCCTTTCTGCGATGGCGGGTACTTGGCAACTTAAACTGAATGGTCATGACCGTTTTAAAGAAAGAGAATCTACATACTTCACTAGAACACAAGTATGGCAACACCATACTGGATATGGAGCACCGGTTGTCTACGGAGATAAGAAAGCTGATGGCGGTGGCAACGAGTCTGCTGCTCATGGTCTCGATTCAATTGCTGTTTATTCATTCGCTCTTAAACCAGAAGAACACCAACCTTCTGGAACTTGTAATTTCTCAAGAATTGATAATGCTCAATTAGTTGGCAGTGGTCTCGAGATTGAGACGGAAGTGGGTGACGGCGCAAAGGTCGCACTGGCGGGGGCCGGGACGGCCAACATGGTACTAACAATCTTTGCTGTTAACTACAATGTTCTCAGAATTATGTCCGGTATGGGCGGATTAGCTTACAGTAATTAAATTATATTATATTTCTTAATATTTTACTTTTTTTTCTATGTTATAGTATAATAACAAAATGGGTGGAGGATTAATGCAATTAGTAGCTTATGGCGCTCAAGATATTTATTTAACTGGTAACCCGCAAATTACTTTCTTTAAGGTT